ACTCCCACCACTGTAACCATTTCTTTTTTATTAGGCCACCTTCATCAGGTGTTGGGTCCTGCATATATAATGCATTCCAGTACCTTGCACCATTAGAGGCTCTGATTTCTTGTTCATCAATCTTTAATGATTCATCTGTCTTCCATTCAGGAAAGTAACTACCACCTACAGGTAACTGTAATAACTCGGCACTGGCTTCATCTAGCCATGCAGGTATTCTTACTACTTCCCAAGGTAGGATAGTTGAAAATTCTGATTGTTGTTTTAATAACCATCCACATAAATCATCATAATGATATCTTGTATTAATAATTAAGATAGAACCATTAGGCATAATACGTGTTCTTAGTCCTGCAGGGTACCATTCTTTTACATATCGTCTTCCTGCTTCTGAGTATGAGTCTTCTTCAGACATCACATCATCAAGAATAGCTATGTGTGCTCCTCTTCCTGCTATTTGACTCTTGACTCCGGCTGCATAGTAGCTGCCTCCTTTGTTTGTCTTCCATTTTCCTGCTGCTCTAACGTCTGTCCTAAGAGAAACACCTGTAAATACGTCTTGAAAAGACTTAGTTGATACAATATCTCTAACAGACCTACCGAAATCGCTAGAAAGCTGGTCGCTATGACTGACTGTAAGTATTTCATGTGCTGGATTCCTTCCAATATACCAAGCTGGGAACAATTTAGAACAGATAACAGACTTAGAACTCCTGGGAGGCAAGAATACCATCAGCCTTTTTATAGTTCCTTCTTCTAATTGTTTTAATTTCTCTGATATTACTTCTATATGTTTACCCATTTGCCAGTCAGAGACTAGTGTAGGGGCAAATAAACGTACAAATGTAAGGAAATCATGCTTAGAGTAGTGCTTTATAGTGTTGTCCCACTTGTTTTTATAATTAATTACCTCTTCCATAATATTATTATACCATACTTTGATAGAAAAGGCAACTAAAATTATGCCTTTATAGGTTTATATATAATATATATAATATATATAATATATATACTATATAATTCAAGTAGTATATTAAAATAAATATAATAATAATAATAATTATAATATATTTATAATACTATATAAACTATATAAACTCGGCTTTGTCTATAGACCCTCAGATTTTTGTGCATATGTTTCACCTGCATATATATATATAGAAAAATGCAGATTTTTTGCCTGTACCCCTGTAATATTATATTTATAGTTTCTTAAATCTCAAAAAACTATAGTTAGTTTATGGCCGTCTATAAAAATATATAAGTCTATATAGGTTGGTGCAGTTGTTCTGCTTGTTTGTATAATATATAAAAAGCCCTATAATCTAAGTAGTTCCTCTAGAATTATATAGGCCTCATAGTCTAGGCATTCCGTCAATAAAATGACTAAATAATTATATATGTCAATATGAGTGTCAATATTTTGAGCGCTGCGCTTTGCAATATTATTGCATTTAATTATATACTATAGGTTTTTCCTATATATATTATAGGCTATGTTTTTTATTATATATTTTTATATAAAAGTGTGATATTTTTAAGGTATTAAAAATAAATAACAAAAGGAGTTTACCTATGATTAATACATTAGAAAAATTAAAAGAAACAGTAAAAACAAATCAGGACTTTAAACAACAGCTAGAGGATGTTTGGTCTTTAATTACTGAAGCATTGGAAAAGATAGAGGATATTAAATATAATATTGATAATCCAGATAATAAAGATATGGCCGATATATCAGATTTATATGATAATCATATAGAGGATATAAAAGATAATTTAGAAATGGAGCAAGGCGCTATTCAGGAAGCAATAGATAGGGCTGTTATTAAATTTAACTTAGAGGATTAAAATGAATATTACAAAAAATAAAAATACTATTTCTTTAAGTAATAAAATTGATTCACTTGTAACTTTTGAAGGCCATACATATAATATAGATGATAATGCTACATGTAGAAATTTAATTTATATGTTAATTGATAAATGTATTGATAGTGATAATTTAATAGATGATTATAAAAGAATAGTAAAAAATAAAGAGGAAGCTATTAGATTATTAGAAAAGGATATAAAAGAATATTATAAAGACCTTAAACAATCTGATAATAATCTTAGTGAATGTTTAGATAATATAAAAGAAATAAAAAAAGAAAAAAATAAGATAGAGGATTCTATTAAGATATTTTTCAGATTAAATGAAAAGATTATTAAATAATATAAATTTTATTGTAGCCCTATAAATATTTATAGGGTTATAATAAGACTTATTAACATAATAAAAGAGGCGCACCATGATAAAAGAATATAAAGACTATATAAAAAAGCTAGAGGATAAGATAGATTATTATCAAAAATTAGACCAAAAAAGTTTTTTACAAATTCTTAAATTACAAAATAAAATTAATGATTATGAAAATAATTGGGTAGAGTGGTATAAATACGACGAATTACAAAATAATTATATGAATGCTTTGCAAGTTATTAATAATAAAAATAGAGGTATAAAATGAAAGTAAGATTTACAAGGATGTCCAAAAATAATAAAATTGGTTTAATGCCAGTAACTACTAGTGAAGCCAGTAGTTGCCCAAGCTCCTGCCCTTTAAAAGATAAAAACATTTGCTATGCAAAAAAGGGAAAAATGAGGATGATTTGGAACGAGGTAGACACTGGAATAAGTGGGAGACATAAAACAAAATTTAATAATGATTATGATAGTTTTATAAAAGAGATTCATAAATTGCCAAAGGGTACTATTTGGAGACACAACCAAGCTGGAGACCTTGCGCATACTGGCAATAATGAAACTATAGATTTTGATTTATTAAAAAGATTAGTAAAGGCCAATAGAGGAAAAAATGGTTTTACTTATACCCATAAAACAAAAGAAGCTAATAATTTTGATAAAATAAAATATGCAAATGACAACGGCTTTACTATTAATTTATCGGCCAATAATTTAAATCATGCTGACGAATTAAAACAATATGATTTACCTATTGCTACTATAGTTGGCACTAAGCCAGTTAATAAAACACCTGGAGGCCATAAAATAAAGATGTGTCCTAATCAAAAGAATAAAAGTATTAAGTGTGAATTGTGTCAGTGGTGTAGCAAAAAAGATAGGAAGTTTATAGTAGGATTTTTAAAAGATTAATAAAGAGGTTTAAAATGAAATATAATAATATAACTAATGATATGAAGATAATATTAATGAATGAGGCCGAGCAAAAAAGATTAATAAAATATAATAAAGAAAAGACTTACGGAGGTCTTATAGATTATTGGAAAGGCTTGGCTATTATAGGAATAGGAACGGCAATAGTAGAATTATATATAATTATTGAGTTAATAAAATGAGAAATAAAAAATATGATTTATTAAACTATTTTATATATGATAAAAAATATTTAAGTAAGGCCTATATAAAACACGTTGAAAAGTTTCTGGAGTCTATAGGAAAAAGTAATAGTAGATATAGGTATAATAAAAACAACAGTAATGTATATTAATAATATTAGTAACAATTAAAAAATAGGAAATAAAAAAAAATGCATATTAAAGATTTAAAAAAAGATGATATAATTTTAAGTAAGCAGTTAGGTACACCAATAAAAGGCAAGCTATTGGAAAGCCCCAAGCAAGGAAGAGGATTAAAAAAAGTAATACTTGTATACGCATACGGAGAAGATATAGGAATGTTTAACGAGCATGGCAGTATATATATAAGTGATATAGTAGCAGTAAAAAAAGATAATAATTGGATTAACATAACAAAGGAGTTATAAAAATGAAGATAAAAGATATAAAAAAGTTTATAGAAGTTGCGCACAATAAAGAAATACCTAAAGATGTAGAGGAATTCTTTAAGCAAGATAGAAAAGGAGTTACCATAGAAGACATGGACTTTATACATTTTGTAAGAGCAATGATAAAAGAGGCTAGAGAATAGCCTTTAATGGAGAGTGTCTATGGGTCAGGTGGTTAGTAAAGATTCTGCAGAATGAGAGTTATATCTCACTAAGTGTACTGGCATAGGCCGTTCTTAGAGTAATAAAAGATAATCCTTGGAGTTATAACCAAGGTGTCTAAGTAGGAATTATAACTTCCTAAAGATTGGTTCAAATCCTTTACTCTCCATTAAGGGCTATAAAATTAATAACAATAGGAGATAACATGAATAGAAAAGATTTTATACAGTTTAGAACATACATATATCAGGCCAAAAGAATATATGGTTTAGTAAGAATTAATAAGGAGTATGAGGAAGGAGAATATATCAGGCTAAATAAAAAAGATTTATTAGATAGACTTGATACGTATCATTTGGAGTATAAAGAGGATATGCCATTAGATGTAAACACTTTTAAATTTTATACTAAAGATAAAAAAATATTTTACTTTAATGATAAATGGTTAGGAAGACCAGAAGAAGTCTGGATAGATTAGGAGTAAAAAGGTGAATGAATACAAGTACATAGAAGAACAAGTTAAGATAAGAGAAGATTACAAAAGTAATATAATAAGTTTAGAAGAGGGTATTAACAAGCTAATTGCAATCGGATATTCTTATGAAGAGGCAGAAGAATTTTTAACTAAAGAGATAGAGGAGATGTTGGCATGAGTAGATATAATGAAATAAATATAAAACACTTTGCAAATTTAGTGCAAGAAATAAATATATCTAAATATACTCAAGAAGAATATAGAGAGATAGTAGAAGAAATATATATAACTATTTTCAGGCATAATACTGACGGTCAATATGTTATAGAAACTATGCCTAACGAGGAAGGTGAATGGAAAATATATGAGCCAACACAAACTAAAGAAGAGGCAT